TTATCTGGCGGCGAGTTGTTCAACAATTTTCTTCAGCGCCACCATGTCTTCTTTCAGTTGATTGATTTCTTTCTGCTGCGCTTCGTTTTCATCCATCAAAGACAGAATTGTCGCATGATGGAGGGCGACAGTTACCCCACTGTCACCGGCCTGTACTGACAACGCATCTTTAACTATGCTTCCGTCATCCAGTTCAACATCTCCAACGGTTATTCTGGCCTCAGGGAATACCTCATATAGTTCATCTGCAATAACCCCTATACCAAATCTCCCCGACATGTCCCTGGACTTATAAACCCAGGTCGCCGCCTGAATACGCCGCATTTTCTCCCGCGGATTGTCTATTTCCTTAATCTGATCTTTGGTTTTCCTGCTGGATGTGGCACTGACCCATGAACCATTGGCGGCATAGGCATTGCCATTTGCAGACATGGAGAATGCAGCGGCCAGGCTGAGGTCTTTATTCACCACGGTAAATCGATGCCCACCCGCACCTTCGCCACGCTGGTTGATGTACTCAGACGCGCCGCTTGAGGTATTCCAGCCACTGTAGTTTCCACCATCTGCCGGAGCTCCTGGTGCTGTCATCACTGTCCGGATCCACCCGCCTATCGTGGCGTTTCCGTTTATCGTTCCCCCACCCTTTTTATCAATACTGTTCAGTCTGGCATCATTACCCTGACAAAATGAACCAGCAACACTACCAAATGGTGACGATGATCCTGTGCCTCCCTGATTTAATGGCACCACGCCGTCAACTTTTGTGGCCATATTATCGGCAAGGTATTTCCATGACGGTCCGGTGAAGGTAGTGCCGTCAGGCAATCTGACAGTGATGGTTCCGGTGCCGCTGAATACCTGCTGCCAGTTCTGTTTGTCGTAGTTCAGGCTGAGAAGCGCCTGGGTATTCTGAACGACCATTGCGGCAGTGACCATATTCAGCGCCACGCGGGGAACGGCAGACCAGGCGGCTCCTCTCGCTCGCGGCCCGGTGTAATTACTGACCAGCGTCAGCCGTGTATTGCTGTTAACTTCCAGTACGGGAAGTGTGAAAGGCACACCACCCACGACAACCACAATAAAATCACCTGCAGCTAACTCAGTGGTGAAAGTGGTGTCAGTTCCGGCAACCGAGGCTGAGTTATTGTTAAGGGTTAACGTTCCTGCTGACATGGATATCTCCTGAATTCAGATAATAAAAAACCCACCGGAGCGGGTTATTTTTTGTAGGTTTAATTCGAACAGTTCGAACTGGTGAAATTATTCTTATTCACCCATCGCCAGTTAAATGGATAACCGGCCTGATATTGTGTCTGGTTTACAATTTTACGTATCCCGTAAATGAGCACGTCTGTTTCCTGATTGCCGATCATCGCCGTTGCTGTACATAAGGGTAATTTCTTTTCGAGAGTGCCGGAACATGCAGTTAATGATAAAAATGCAAGAACGATTAATATAATTTTCATATTGTTACTCGCTGTAGTTATTCATATTCAAAATATCAATAGCGGACAACAATAGATAATAGATTTAACAGATCATTTAAAATACATTGATCGTTTAAAACGATCGTACAGGCATTCAATATTTTGACACTTCAACTGCAATAACTGTATTACCTGCATTTACAGGGGCCATTGGCTGCGCGCTACCAGATGGAATTGCCTGAGTGGCAGCGGTATAAATTCGGGTGCTGGCCCCGTTATATACAGCTGTAAAAGTAACCGGAACAGGCCAGAGCTGACCGCCCGGTCCACCGCCAGATATTCGCCATACCTGCTGACCTGCAACATCCGGGATAATTGCCCATTTACCCGCTCTGCTCTCGTCAATATAAATGCCTCCATTTGCCCCGATTGTTCCGACAGTTACCACGTCCGTCAGGATTTTCGATTCATGAGTAATAACCAGATTCCCCGTCTGGTCGTCCCAGACAGCCAACCCATACGGAGGATTTGGCATGGGCTGAGGGAATATAGTGAATAAATAGACTGTCAGGGTAAATGCGGTATTTAGTATCTCATAGGCCCGTACAGCCAGTTGTCCGTTTGATTCAATCCAGACAGCACACGCGGCCTGACGGGATGTCAGAACAAACGGGATAACAGGTTGTGTTGCATCAGGTATATTAACCAGTTGCTCAATATAATGTAGAGCACCATTCGATACTGACGAAAACGTCTGCTTTGAATACAGACAAACAGGTACTGACTGGGGGGTGATAAATGTTTCGCCGCTTTTCAACGATAATAACGCACCATATCTGTTAGCCATTATGCATTTTCCAGAAAAACAAAAACATAGCTCTCATTTGCCTGAGGCTGGTTCAGAGAGTTATCAGTGCCTGCGCCAATTACAATACTATTGCCTGAAACGGCTATTGTTCGGCGCCCCTCTACATACGCTATAGTTTTTGCCAGACCCAGCATATATCCGAGCCTCTTCCCTGCCGGCACGTTGAACGAATATGCACCTGACGTCTGGCCGGCACTCAGCTTTATCGTTCCAATGATTGATATTGGTTTAATACCAAAGTTTGCTGATGATCCGTCCTCATGCCAGCAATCAAAACCAAAATCAGACATTAGGCGCTACTCCGGTAATATGCCCCAGCTGTACCAGCAGTCGCCCGCTGGGCCCAGTAAATGACAGGTTGTTATCAGCCTTAGACAGACACCAACCGCCCTGATTTGCAATTTTATAGCCCGTAGACCAGAATGCGCCTGAGATTTTGCCGTTAGTAATCGCAGCATCCGCAATTTTCGCACTGGTGATACTGGCGTTCTGAATAAACGCATCGCTAATAAATACCTGACCATTAACAACAGCAAACGGAGAATACTGCGTATCACCACTGCCACTCATCAGGACAAACTGGTTGGCGTTAAACCCGACGCGAGTGACTACCGGCTTACCCGCCTCCGCCAGCACCGCGATCGACATCCCGGCGTTATACATCACACCGTTTATTCGAACCCCGGTTTTAAGGGTGTAAATTGCAGATGCACCGGTAGCATCAACCACGGCGGTGAGCTTATCTTCCAGTGCAGCAGTCACGTCATTGAACTGCGCCTGTACCTGCGTAGACAGCTCAGCCATCGCCTTATCCACACTGGCAACCGTCGTTTTAATTACCAGAATATCCGCGCGGACTTCACCATACTGCGCCCACTGATGTTCAGCCGTTGCGTGGTTGGCCAGCACGTTCTGTAATGCGGCTTCGAGGTTGGTATCAATATCGCTTGTCAGGCGGTCACCGTCGGCAGACGTCAGGAAGTCACCAGCAATATGTCCCAGGTAGTCGTCAGCATTCGCATTAGATTCGCCACGAACCCAGTCGGTCCAGCCTGATTCATTACCCGTTCGGTCTACCAGCTGCGCGCGGTACCAGAATTCCTGCCCCGCCTTCAACCCTAGTTGGGTGTATTCGGCAGACGGATAAGGCACATCCGACAGTAAAAGAGGATTTGAGAAATCACTGTTCGCGGTGTACTGAATTTCCGTTTTCAGCGTGTCCCCGGTATTAGCCGGGAATCCCCAGTTCAGGCGAATCCCCCAGTTGATCGGCGTTGTCGCAAAGCCGACAGGTTTTGGCGGATTTCCCACCTTACCCGTCAGCGTTTTTTCTTCGGAATAGCCCCAGCCAGAGGAAATTTCAGCGGCATTAATGGCACGCACACGCACGAGGTAGCGCCCTGCATAAATACCCGATACATCAAATGAGTTGGTGGAGCTGCGCGGCACGTTTACCCAGTTACCATCATTGCGGCGCCACTGTGCCTCGTAGGCGATGGCGTTCTGCGCCTGGTCCCAGCTCACCCGCATGGTCTCAACGCTGATATTCTGCTGAACCACTGAAAACGAGCTGATCACAATGTTAGCCGGCGGCGACTGGTTACCCGGCGGGATCACACTCACCGGCCGCTGGTCAATGATGGCTCCGGTATCGATACGGGCATATTTATCCGGGTCGTGCCATGCGCCGGTAATCGAGAAGGTACCATCATTGTTATCGGAGACACTGACAACACGATACTGCTGGGCGTAGAGTTCATCTGACTCAACCACCCATACAGCTTCGGCCTGTGGTGTCTCACTGTATGCCGTGGTGACTGTGACTGATTCCACGTTAACCGCCTGAATAGTCCTGCTCTGTGACGCACCGGAGGGAAGATTGAGAATAAGGCGATCGCCTGCTGCAGCATCAGCTACGCGGTCAAGTTTAATCACGCGACCGTTAACAGCACTGATGCGGCCGCCCATAACTTTGCCGGACAGAAGCTCGTCTGACACGGCGATGATGTATCCCGGCTGCGGAATGTTTCCGTCCAGGCCAACATCAAACGAAACAACGCGATCCTTATTGTTGGTGAGAATACCCCAGCGCCCCTTTCGGTTCGCTTCTGACTGCCTGGTGCAGCCGATAGCTGTCATTTCCAACTGATTGAAGCCGTATCGCGCCACCAGCGCCTGCTCAAATACCGGCTCCATCGCGTCGGCATAAGCGTTACCCGGGTCTGACCATGAAACCAGCGCTGTGGTGTAGCGGCTTTTCGTGGTGCTGCTCGAATAGGTGAATCGACCGCCAACAACGTTAGCGCGCGTGTAGCTGTAATCAACATCGCGCGGCATGTCAGCCAGGGCCACAATCTGATCCCCGCCCCAGTAGGTCATGCCACGGAAGATAGCAGCAAAATCGCGCAGGACTGTGTAGGCGTCGTTCCGGTCCTGAATGTACACGTTGCAGGTGTAACGTGGCTCGGTACCGTTGCCTCCTTTGCCGTCTGGTACCATCTGATCACAATACTGGGCAACCTGATAAAGCGTCCATTTATCAATATTCGCAGCGGTCAAACGGTGCCCAAGGCCAAACCGGTCAGAAACAACCAGATCGTAAAAAATCCACGCAGGGTTATCCGTCCATGCCCACTTAAACGCACCGGTCCATGTACCGCTATAAGTGCGGCTTTCAGGGTCGTAGGTATCAGGAACGCGGATAACACGGCCGCGGGGCTCGCAGGAGATCTGCGGGATAGAGCCGTTAAACTGGCTTGAATCGAATTCGATGTAGAGTAACGCTGTGTTTGGATATCGTAACTTGGCGTCAATAACCTCAGTGAAGCTCTGCAGCGTCATCGTGTCGCCGATCTTCGCGCTGTTGGCGTCAGAGGTAATCTTACGCAGGCGGATTGTCCAGGTGCTGCCAGCCTGTGGTAAATCGATGCGGTGGCTGCGCTCATAACCAGACGTCGTTTTTCCGGTCACGCTGGTATTGAGTACCGTCTGCCATGTGCCGCCGTCCGTCTGCAGGTCAATCGCATAATTGACCGAGTAGCCGACCAGATCGCCGTCGTCCTCCTGTTTGAAAAGCGAGGGCCATTTCAGACGCAGGCGAACTGCTGAAAGCTGCGTATTGGTAAACGTGCGCGTCCAGGCTGTAGCACTTGATACCTCAGATCCCACGCTGATTTCGTTTTCGGTACCGGGAATACCCTGAATATATTTTTGCGCCTGCGTTCCCGCGCGAAACTCCCACGTCACGCCGCTGAAGTTCTGGGAACCGTCAGCATTCTCCAGCGCCGTTCCGTCCAGGTAGATATCCTTGCCGGTGAGCTGTCCAGCAAACTCCCCTTCCCCAAGCGCAACGAGGATCTTTGCCTTCGCTACTGATTGCAGATCATCAGGCTGTTCGGTAGGAGTTCGGGAACTGGAGCTCCCCCCTTTTCGTCCGGTAATTTTATTCGCCATATCGCGCCCATAAAAAAGCCACCCGAAGGTGGCTTGTAAAAATGTTTGTTAACTACTGCTGATCTTCGACATAAATTCCGGCAGAAATAATTGCCCCGCCGATTCTCCGGCGTCCGTACAGGAGCGGTACCGGGTAACCCTGTGCGGCGGTATTTGTCACCCCGCCGAACGCATACGATGCACGGTTATCTGCGCTTTGTTTGCTGGCCAGGCCTGCAGGTTGAGGAGATAACATTTGGACAACACCTCCCAGCATCATGGCTGCACCGAATTTCGCAGCCCCGTACCCCACCGCTGATAGAGTGCCACCTGAAAGATAGCCAATGGCTACCCCAACAACGACGAGCACGGCGCCAAGAATTGTCTGTAATACCCCGGCTTTTTTACTTCCGATTACAACCGGGACAATTCGAATGACTTCACCGGTTACAGGAAAGCCAAAATCATCCTTTCCGATATTTTTTTTATCTTTAAAGACGGCATAAGTCAGGCCCCTTGCTTTGCTGGTGATCAGGAATTTCTCCAGCCCGTTTATAGTTTTTGTAAGAGAGTTGATCGCCTCAGCGGTTGTGCGTATTAATCGATGGTGAACCTTTCCATAGGTTTTACCCAAAACACCGCCGAGTTCGATTCGGGTCATGACCTCTGACATTTTATTTCTCCATAAAAAAGCCACCCGAAGGTGGCTTAGCTTATTTTTAACTTTTCAAAGGCATGATCTGGCAGCCGTAGCCCAGTGATCGTTCCATCCTTTCGCGACGGCGTAAACTTTAACATCGCTTCCGCCTGCTTCTGATTTATCGATATTCACCACTGAAAGGGCCCCGAAAATATCGTCTGATGCTGTTATTTTGTAACCTGACTCAGTTGGTATGCTGGAACTTGAAGATCGAAGCTCCACCCATTTAGGGGCCAGGCATCTGTTAACCTGATCTGCGCTCTTTGACGTGTGCTCAGAAAGAATAGGCTTTTGTGATTCGAGGGAGTTTACAGAGCAGCCAGCCAAACCAATAACTAGCACCAAGAATAGCTTTTTCATTTTCATGCTCCTTTGAAATTTCGTAAAGGTTAGCATAGAGATCTGTGACGTAGAATCTTCATCGTCCTTTCCTGCCAGTAGCCACCATACGGCACGCGCTGGCTCAGATGTCCGTACAGGTGGTGCAGCAGCATATTTCCCTCCAGCAGTATCCCAGCGTGATTCCACTTATCAGCCTGGACCTGCATGATCACCATATCGCCGGGTTTCGGTGGCCCGTCGAATTCCCGGAAACCGCACTCGTACCAGCAATCCTGATAGAAGTTGTCCGGATAGTCGTTTTCCCACCAGGGATAATCCACCCGGTAATCATGGAGCTCGATACCGTGCGTTTGCCGGAAATAGCTCATTACCAGCCCCCAGCAGTCGAAGTGTCCAAGCACAAACGGACGCTCCAGTAGCGGCAGTTCTCCGCGCGGCTGGATAGTGCGTAAATCCCCCTCCGGCCAGCTCACAATATGCCAGGGTAAAAGCGTTGCGTCGCATTGCGCTTTATCCAGTTCGCTCGGTTGCGTTGTGGCGTCAGGGTGACTGTGAACGATGGCGATCACCGTTCCCCAGTCCTCAGCAGCTGCGTAGTCTTCGTGGCAAAGGACAAAATTGTCCTCCGGCGCCGCGGCAAGATTCCGGCACGGGAAATAACGTTCAACGCGGCTTTTCTGCGCCACCACGCCGCAACACTCAAGAGGATATTCAGCTGCAGCATGCGCCATAATCGCATCAATGGTTTTCTGACGCATATCAACTCCTGATCAAAGACGTGCCCGGGAAGCCCCCAAACGAGAGTTCGTTATTTTCGCCGAATCGGAGTTTGCAGGCAGTCAGCGTGCCATTGCATTCATCCAACGACGGATCGCTTACCGGGTTGTTGTTTTTATCGAAATAGCGGGTGCCAGCATAGTCGCAGCCGTCGCCGGTACGATATTTATTCCGGATGCACCAGGTACACAGGGAATGAAGCTGTCGCGTCGGGATCATTTGCCCCTGCAGGTCCATCGGGCTGGACAGAACAAATTCAACGGTTTCACCGGCAAGCTCGCCCGTTTTCCCGTCGATATACCAGACCTGCAGCTTTTCCTGAGTCGGGTCTGCTGTGGGGTTGCCGTCCGCGAAATTTCTGGCATCGAGATATTTCTCTTTTGTGTCGTGAATAGTGACTTTCGCCTGCAGCAGATCGTCATAGGCAAGACACAGGGCAGAAATGGAGCTTTCGATGTTCGCAACCGTCAGTGATGGCGTTGCATTGCTCCCACTGGTTGATTTCTCCAGGCCTTCCAGCTGATACGGCCAGGCGGCGTATTCATTTCCCTGCCACCAGATTGGTTTCGCCGGAAGCTTGGACTCATCCCCACCAGCGGCGATGATTTCCGCTTCCGTGTGGGGAATGCGGTAATTGTGAAAGCGGAGAACGTCCGTTAGCCCAAAGGAAGAACCGTCCACCTCAATCAGACGAACATCGTTTCCGGATTCAAGCTTCTGATAGTCTGCGTTTAAGCTCATGGTTTAAATGCCTGGATGAATGTTGCTTCAAGGTTGAATTTCCCCGCACCCAGCCCGGTGGGTTTATACGTTTCGCAACGATACAAACCCAAGGGCTCTAGCGGCGGCTTCCACTGAAAGGCTTTCGTTCCTTCATGCCTGTCGAGAAAAGACTTAATGGCAGAAATGTAGGTTTCGTTGCCAGTGAAGTTAAGCGTCCACTGCTGAGTTCTGGTGTTCAATCCATCTCCTGAAACCTGCTCATATCCATCGCCAAACTGGGCTTTCCTGACGCGGAAACTTATATCAGCCTCCGCGTTAATCCGTGGGCACCAGGTGAAAGTTTCAATGGCCATAATTATCGCGTTCCTTTCATTGCGTTCCAGATGTCGCCGCCGGGACGAATGTCACGCATCACATTTTGCTTATAACGTCGATCAACAAATTCCCCGACCTCGGCACCAAATTGCTCAAGGCCTGGCGAGGCCTGTGTTTGAGTGTTGCCGTTGCCATCGATGGTGATATAAACCTGTGGCGCCGAAGATACAGACTGACCTCCGCCACCTCCGACCGCACGAACGCCCAGCGAACCATCAGCGGCGCGCGTAAGCGGCATAATGGCTTCCGGACCAGCCTCGGCAAAAACCCCTGCGCCTTTGGCAAAAGCAAACAGCTGAGGCGTCTGGAAAACGCCATTGCTGTAAGCGCTCAGGGACGGAGAGTCGTAAACATTACCCTTCGCATTAAATGTGAAGTTCGCGCCAGCATTCTGAATAGCGGTACCGCTGCTGGCGGTTGCGGCTGACGAGGCACCAAAACTGAACAGTGATCCAATTGAGCTGACGCCATTAGCAACAGCCATGTTCACCAGAACGTTCTGGATAATCTTCAGTACGCTCACGCCCCAGTCCTTCCAGCTGTCAACGTTGCCATTGAGCATGTCGGTGATCGTGGTAACCGCGCCACCCATGGCCTGCTTCATGCCGTCAGCGGCCATGGAAGAATAGTCAGTAGCTTCGTCCACCCAGTTCGCATAACCCTCAGACAGTCCCGTCATCCAGTCGTCACGCTGCGCATCAGAAGCTGCGTAATATCCCTCCTGGTCGCGCAGGCGCTCTTCGAGGTAGCGCTTATTAAGTGCCAGCCCCTGCTGATAGAGCGTCTCGTCGATTTCACCAGCCTGACGCTGGCGGAGAAGATCGGTATTCTTCTGCTCAAACTCCTTACGCAGGTTGAACTGCTCCTGAAGTCTTTCACGGAACCTGGTTCCCTGCCCGTAGCCCAGCAGTTGCGCTTCATTGGCTGCGCGGGCGCTGGCGTTACTGTCAGCAAGGTTGGCTTCGTAATTTCGCAGTTGCTCACGCAATTTAACCTGGTCAATCAGCGCAGCATTCTGCAATACCGTCTTTTTCTGGGCTTCTGTCAGAGAAGCAAGCTCCCCCTGGCTGACCTGGTATTTAACCTTCGCCAGTTCAGTATTCTGGCCTTGCAGGGCAATCTGCTCTTTTTGCTGCTTGATAAGGCGCTTATACACATCCTCGGTTTTCTCGCCTTCGGTTTTACCGCCCTTCGCCTTAGGTTTGTTGGCCTCATTATTCCGCCATTCAGCAAGACCGTTATTAATCAACTCCTGACGGCCTGTCTGGAATTGCGGATCACTGGTTAACCCCAGGTCATCGGCTGCATAACTCAGTCGCAGGCGCTCTTTTGCTTCACCCTTCAGGCGTGACAACTCCAGATCCCGGCGGCTCTTTTCGAGGGCATCGGTTTGCTTTTTGTCGAGGTCGGCCTGAGGAAGTCTGACCGGGACGTTAGCCAGCCCCTGACGCGCCATAAGGAGTTGGTTACCCAGGCCGAGTAATCGATTAAGTTCATCGTGCTGCCCATTCATCAACAGAAGTGATTGATAAGCCCGGTTCTGATTCGCTGCCTCCTCCCGAATTAGCGTCACACGCCGATGCTCAAGACCTTCAAGAACCTGTTGGATAGAGGCAGATTTCTCCTGCATCTGGGCAAGCCTTTCCTGCTCAACAGATAACTGTTCAGTGACTGTAGCCAGTCCACGGGTCACGGTATCCAAAGATGTCAGGTGGTTAATCATGAAACCACCGCTGGTCGTTGGACCGGGATTACTGATCACTGACTGATAACCAGCCATCTGCTCTTTCAGATTTTCTATCTTGCTCTTTTGTTCATCTATCAGCCTGTTCTGCTCATTCAATGCTGCGCGCGTTTTCTCAGCATTGTCTGAAGCTTCAGGCAAAGACATTGCCTTCGACTTTTTACTGACTTCATCAATCGTGGTGGCGTATTCCTGCGCCGAACGACGGGCCTGCTCCTGATTTTGATAGACCGCATACCAGGCACCAGCACCCAACATGACCAAACCCGGTATTCCGCCGATGAGACCAAGTGCACCACTCATCAGGCGAGTACCGACTGATGTTACATTGTTGAGATTTCGCTGGGTGGAGATGCGATTTGCCAGATTCCTGTCTCTGGCTGCCTCCGCAGAAGCCAGCCGTCTTTCAGCAATAGCCTGAGCGTCGGCATTTTTTGCAGCCACCAGCCCTGCCTGCGCACGCTCAAGCGCAGTTCTGGCCCTGACTTTTTCTGTGGCGGAGCCACTTGCAAGAGCAGTGGTCAGCCTGGCTTGAGCTGCTGTGACTTTGGCTTCCGCTGCCGCAATTTTTTCTTGCTGAGCGGCCTGAACATCTGCACTTCGCGATCTTTGAACAGCTTGCTGGGCTCGATAAACTTCTGCCCTTGAAGCTGCAACAGCAGACTGAGCCGCTTTATCCTGCGCGACAGCAAGGGCAACCTCTGATTTCGCAGCTGAAATTAGCGCACCTGTTGCGCTACTGGCGCTGGTTACAACTCCGCTGAGGTATCTTGCCAACCCAACACCAACAAGCGCCCCAGCGACTGTTGTAATTGTTGACATATTGTCAGCAACGTCATTCAGAGCGCCGCTCACTGCTGATGAAGTAAAAGAATCAAGCGTCTGGGCAACATTATCCAATCCGCCAGACAACGCATCAGTAGCACCGGTTGCCTGGTTTACACCGCCCACCCAGGCCATGAATGAGTTAGTTACTTTTTGAAGGGATCCGGAAACCGTTTGTGGCATGCTGGCAAATTCGCCCTGCAATGCTCCTAACTGGCTCATTAAAGCTGGGACAACCTTATCGATCGTAAGCTGTCCCTGGTCAGCCATGCTCTTGAGGTCTTTACGGGCTACACCCATTCCCGCAGCCAGAGCGCGGATTACCCGATCACCGGCTTCGTTAACGGCATTAAATTCTTCACCACGAAGAACGCCTTGTGCGAGCGCCTGGCTGAACTGAGTAATAACAGAGCTCGCCTCCTGAGTGTTAGCCCCGGAAAGTTTGAGGCCGGTAGAGACAGCTTCGGTAATTTTCAGAACTTCGTCAGAGCTATAACCGTACTCGCGCATTGAGGCAGCTGCTCGGGAAAAAAGGTTTGCGTTATCTGAAAATGCCGTGCCGGTTCTTTGGCTGATTTCCATTAACTGACGCTGTGAAGCGGCAAAATCATCAGCAGAAGATGATGCCTGTTTAAGACGAGCGTTTACGGAGTTCCACTCATCAGCAATCTGCACAATTTTACCCGTTGCAAAAGCTGCCGTAGCTGCGGCAGCAGCCCTTCCAGCCGATGCAAATCCGGCAGTCAAATCAGAGAGCGCCCTTTCGCTCTCTCTGGCAGCAGCAGCGGCCTGCCGACCACCATTCTGCATGGTGCGGTAATAATCCTGCCCCATTCGTGAGGCGCGGGAAATTTCCGTCTGGAAAGATTGAGAATTGGCGGAAATTTTGATTATTAATTCGCGTAAGGTTGCCATTTATCCAAACTCCAGACGTAAAAAAACCGCCGAAGCGGTTTTATTTTTATTGTTTCCAGACCTTTTGCCTGGCTTCTTCAAGGTATTCCTCATCGGTTTTAGCCGGAGGTGATTCGGCCATCAAATCACTGCCACAATGTTTACATTTAATGGCTGCGTTTTTGATTATTTCCGCACAGAACGGACACTTTTTCATACCCTCATTTTCAATTAAGTCTTTTTCTTCAGCTGCAACATCTTTCTTAATTACCAGCGAGTGTACAAAGGCAATAATAAACAGCAATGCACCATAAACCCACCAAGCAAAGAAAGAGCGGCCTTTGCTTTGAGCTATTAAGGCTGGAACTAAGCCTATTACAATTGAAACAAGTAAAATTTCCATTTTCTATCCCCAGAATTATTAGTGGCTAAAATCCTAATGTTTTCTGGGTAAAAAGTCACTGAGTTGCAGCAGCAGTTAGCGCCGCCTCAAACCCTGCAAACGGGTCCTTCGGTGCTGATTGCTCATCACCACCCCATCGCAGGATCGCATCGTCCAGCGGTACTTTTGCCCCCTGCGAGCCGTAGATGGCAGAGACGAGCTGGGCGGCCTGAATGTCGCCACGGATATCGCCAACCGGACTTTGCCTGTCGTACTCAATCCACATCAGAAGCTCGCTTGCCGTCATATTCTGCCGAAGCTCTGAGAGCGTGCGCCCCATCCGGAGCGCAAGCGACATCAGAAACTTTACGCCGGGGGTTGAGACTTTTCCCGCGCTTCGTCCGCGTTGTTGATCAGGTCAAGCGCCTGCTTGAGCAGGCGTGAATGGACGGGGCCGTAGATTTCACGCACCTGCTCTTCTTCGTCTACGCTGAATACCGGTTGCTTATCGGTGTCGCACAGGACGTCAATGAAGAGCACCACGTCAGCGCAAAGATTACGGTGTGCCTTTTCCGATACCGACACATTTTCATCATCAGCACCCGCTTTCACCACCTCCTGCCAGCGCAGCCAGGCTTCTCCAGACGGCTCACGGAGAACCACTTTGACGCCTTCCCACTCAGGAACGGCGACCGTCTTATGACGAAATCCCGACATCTTAGCCAGGGCGAGATTTTTAATATTCTTCATGCGACCTCTCAGGAGCCAGACTCGATGTTTTCAGGCTTACCTTTCAGGCGCAGGGAGAACGTTGCCGCCACTACGCCGTTGGTACCTGAAGACCAGGTGTGCTGGCGGATTTCAGCCAGGAACTTAAAGCCCTTGCCGGACGGGAAGATAACCTGGAAAGCGTAGGTCGTATCGTTGTCATAGGCCTCACGCAAGGCGTCCTGCGCCGGATTCTTGTAGAAGTTGCCGGACAGAGAGATTTCTGATGGAGAAGGCAGGCCGTTGATGTTCTCCTGCTCGGTAGAGCAAAGTGTTGTTACGTCGATATCCTGCTTCTGACCACCGGTGAACTGAATTTCTTTGATGGTGCAACTCAGATCGAGGAAGGTTGCGGAATCCATCGTTTCTTTGGTGGCTGGCAGGGAGGAAATAAGGATCTTCGTCAGCTGCGATTTTTCATAAAGTGCAGACATAGCTGTCTCCTGGAAAAAGAAAACCCGCCATCAGGCGGGTTCGTTGGGTGAATTAATTGTCAGGGGGTAACTTTAAAATCCAGGGTGGCACGGTAGAGCCGATAATCTGGCTCGTAACCGGGGATTTTTACCACCTCTGTAGGGTTTAAGGGCTTAAGCGAAGTGAGCGCCAAATCTCTCAGGGTGCGTGATTCAGTGATCGTAGTGGAATACACATCTACCTGAATGGAAACCCTGCTCTCTGCCTGGCCGCACAGCACGTCAGCGGAAACATCATCGACGATGGAAAAAATAATCCAGGGTGGCGAGACAGACGGTTTTCCGTCACTACCTAATGGCGCAACATAGGGGTATACCCGTCCTTCTGCCAGGGAAGAAAGCAAGGCGTAGATATTATCTTCATTCACTTGCTCAATACCTCATCAATAGCCTGATTCATCCTGGCAATGGCGACGCTGGCGGCCTCTTCCTCGCGAGTATCGTAAGCGGGTCGCACAAACGGATGTGCAGGCATGTTCGCGGTGCCCAGCTCAACGAATCGCCAGTAAAAGGCGTTTCTCGGGTTATTCGCCTTCATCGTGTTATCGCTGTTTCCGGTGCGCGGGTTAACGCCACGAATATGGACGCCGGAAGAAATCTCCCCGCGGCGGCGGCTTTTTTGGGTCACCACCACCACGTTTTTTTTCAGTTTGCCGGTTCGTTCAGGCGCCCTTTCTACCACCTCGTCTTTCAGAACCTCTGCACCAGCTCGAGTGGCATCACGCAGAACTTTGTTGTTTTCGGCGCGGCTCAGTAATTCCAGATCACGGGAAATCGCTTCAAGGCCAGAAAAATCAAGACTGATATCAATCACTTTTCCGCTCCATTTTTGCAGAGTATTTCCAGCCTGGTGGCTTTGCTGTCGGGTATGGGGGGACTGATGATATTCAGTACCGCGCCTTTAAATGGTCCTGTGAGCACCTTTAATCTTGACGCAGCAGTCACATCACGCCGGAAACGGACCCACACCCGGATCGTTGCCTGCGCCGTTTCCGCACCCGATTGCAACTGCTCCCTGCCGCTGATACCCAACACTTCCGCCCATATGGTCTTTCCCTCCCGCCACTCTTCAACCGGCTGGCCTGTCGTATCACGAAAAGAAGTAAAGTTCAGGATAGTAACGCGATGGCGTAATCGACCTGCCTGCATACTCCCTCCTACGTTCCCGGTCTTTTGCGGTGCTGTTTGAGAATCGCCTCAACACCGAATGGAATAGTATTGACGCTGTCGTGACTTACTGGCTCTCTGTTCTCATACCAGTGCGATACCAGCAACATCAGGGCCAGCTTGACATCGTCATCAATTACCAGTCCATCCGGGTCATCTTCCGGAACAGCGTCATCATAAAGATGGCGATTAACAATTTTTTCGGCATGTTTCAGAGAGGCATTAAGGTACAGTTCCAGCATTACATCTTCGGCATCGTCATCACTGTCGATGCGGCATTGGTAGCGAAGCTCTTGTATGGATGGCTTCATTTGGTTTTCCCGCGTTTTGTTACCGCTGGCTCTGGCTCTGGCTCTGCAGGGACATGAACACCGCCACCACCAAATTTGATAATGCCTAGTTCGGCAGCAATTTCCTCAGCGCGGACAGGTAGCTCACCGTCCGGATACACCCCTGCGGGAATGGATTCGACAATACAACCATCTGGGGACCACTTAAGTTCACGCAATAATTCAGGCATAAATCACCTCGAAAAATCGGGGCCGAAGCCCCAGAGAATTAAGCGCCAGTGCCGATCTGCAGCAGTTTAATGGCCTGAGAATCCACCAGCATTCCCCCGGTTCGTTTGGTGGTGTAGAAACCAACGAATGGTTTTTTGGTGTAGGGGTCACGAAGAATGCGGGTGCCGATGCGGTCAACAATGGTGTAACCACGCTTGAAATTGCCAAATGCAATTGCTTTAGCATCAGCCGCGATATCCGGCATCTGTTCGTTCTCTGCCACACCGTACCCGGCCAGAGAGGAAGGCTGACCCAGTTCCAGACCAGGACGCCACAGGTAGTTGCCTTCTGAATCTTTCAGGATTCGGATAGCAAACAGACTGTTGTTGTTCATCATGAACTTAGCGCCATTACGATGCACTTTACGCAGCGTGTAGACCAGTTTGATGATCGCATCAGCCGTTACGCCTGCCGCAGCGCCAGAGCGAATGTGCTGGAGAGTACCAAATGCACGAGTCTTGTCAGGATCAAGCGTGGAAGCGTATGCCAGAAAACCTTTCGGCTTCTTCGTCCCGTTACCGCTGGTAAAGGCGATTTCTTCCTGCTCTGCAAACTCAATTGCCAGTTCGCTGTTGATCCAGTCTTCGACGTTGAAAAAGGCATCATCCAGCATGGTTTGAGTCGCCTGCGGGTTACCGTAAATTTCTCCCATGAACGGCTCAATCTGACCGAGTTTAGACGCATCGGTTTCCGGGCGGGCATCAGTTTCACCAACCCAGCCGGAAGCCGTACCGCCGAGATTAACCAGTTTTTTATAGTTAGCGCCGCCGACTGTGATGGTTGTCGCCTCCTGGCGCATCACCACTTCATCTTTCAGAAGATTAAGGATCGTGCGATCCAGCTCTTCCGGCACGGCATAGCCACCATCTTCATCCACACCGACCTGCAGAGCTTTGCGTTCAAGTTCGCGCAGCCCGTCATCTTTACCCTTGCGCATAAAGCCAATGAAAGCGGTTTTATGTTCGCTTGCGGCTTTGCTCTGAGGACCACCGGCTGGACGTTTAACCTGCTTCAGTTCCTCTTCCAGCGCAGATTTAAGCTCATCCAGTTCAGACAACTTGCCGTTTAAGTTTTCAACCTCCCCCGCCAGCTTGCCCTTTTCCTGTTCAACTGCTTCCAGGCGCTTATCGTTCTTTTCTTTGAACGCATCAAACTTCGCCTGCAGTTCCTGCGCGACCTGCTCTACGTCTTTAACGTCAACTGACATAATTAACTCCTGATTAAAATTTGATGTTTTTCAGTGCATCCAGTGCGGTACTCACTTCATCAACATCACGCTGTGAAAGTGAGCTATAACCCCCGGCCATGAATGCTTTAGCCTGGGTGCGTGAGAGCCCAACATCGCGCAGGACTCGTTCAATACTTTTTTGAGAAGGGATTTCTCCGCGGGAAAATGCGCTTTTGACATCACTTACACGCGCTTCATCGTTCGACGGAAACGTGACGAGACTGACTTCCCACAGGTCGATCTCTTTGAGAAGGAACACGCCCTTAACACGGTCGTACTCCCAGTCTTTCAGCATGTAACCAATAGAAAGGCCGGTTAAAGAACCGGCCTTCATGTGGGCGTGTGCGCGTTTCGAAAGGGGGTCGTCATCAATGAGTAACCGACCTTTAACATAAAGGCCAACCTCATCCTCTTTCATCTCAGTGTAAATACCGATGGGTTCATCCATACGGTGCTGCCAGAGTAATGCAGGGAGAGCATTCTTTTCTTTCCATGCCTGAAGGGAGGCCGAAAAAGCGCCTGGCACAACAACATCATCGTAGCTGTCCTTTACGCCAAAAACAGAGCCATAGCCTTCAAACTCCCCGCTGTCGCTGACAGACTTTAGCTGTAGCGGAATATCCAGCCGCTGTTTAGTCATCGGCATTATGTTGTTCCTCGGTTGTTTTGTTCTTGCTGCTGTCTGACGGCTTCGTCGTCATGTTCATTGGCGTAAGGTAAATATCTCCTCCTGCGCGTGGGTTAAGTTCTTCAAGCTCCCGGCAGTCATTTGGTGAGTAAATCCCCCAGTTAATGCCTGTTGAATACGCCTCAAATCGCGACTTCATATCCCCGCGCAGCAATGCGCCGGCATTGAATTTTGCGTAGTACACACCCTGCTTTGATTCCTTCACCAGCCCGATGTTGATTCGCTGCTCAATACGGGTCATATACGGAACGAGTGAATAATTGATAAACCCCATGCCGAGATTTTCAATATTGTTAAACGTCGAGCGGTCAGTGTTCTGCACCATGTGCATCGGCACCCGGAACAGGCGGCATATTTCCTCCAGCTGGAATTTCCTGGTCTCAAGGAACTGACTGTCTTCCGCATTGAGCGCCATCGACTTCCAGTCCAGTCCCATTTCGAGAATCATTGGTCGGTGCGCGTTGCTCAGCCCGAGGTGACGATCCTCAAAATCCTTTTTCAGCCTTGCGTAAGCAGCGTCAGTGAGCGTTTGCTCAGTGCGGAGTACGCCGGAGGTAACCGCGCCATTTGAGAACAACCGCGCCCCATGTTCCTCTGTTGCCATTCCCAGAGATATTGCTTCTCTTGCATAGGCTATAGGGTTCAGCCCCACCAGCCCGTCAAAGGTAAGCGTTCTGACATGCCAGATATCATCCTGCCCAAGCACGTCTGTTGAGCCATCGGGGAATGTTACCTGGTAAACCGGTTGCCACTGGCTGTTAAGCTTTGGTTCAACACACCCTGGGTCAATGGGAAGAAGCTCCACCACCTCGCCAAGCGCTTTAACTTTGTAGGCGTAAAAATTACCGCGAAGACAAAGACAGACAATGACCAGTTCCCAGAACTCCTGAGGGGTCATGTAATCATTTGGCTTCATCGTCAGTAATTTATGCAGCCTTTCGGAAGTCGCTTTTTGTTTACTGTTTCCGGTTATCTTGTACAGGTTACAGGGCAGCATGCCCATCGACTCAGCAAGAACCCTGATACAACCGAAAACTGCTGTAAGCCGCATGGCTTTCTGGCTGCTTACCCTTTTCCCTGTATAGGTGTCGTAAGTCATTCCCACTGCTTCAGCGAGTTCTGCCGGAGTAGTGACAGGGGCGTCACTTTTTTTGAACATTCCGGGGAAAAACATCAGTCAGTCCCTCCTCGCAATGTTTTCCCGGCCAGCGAAAGCGTGCGGGAAACCAGCCATGACCAGATAAGGCAAAGCATACCCGCACTGATTAAGCCTCCAGGCGGATAAATCATCCATACACCAAACGAAAGCAAAATAGCGCCCATCACCCCGATCAGTGGGGCGAGAATCATCAGGATCATAACTGCCTCTTTATAATGAACGGACGCCGTAACTTTCCAGATGGTCAGAGAGGCTGTCCTGTTGTTCGCCGCCGTTTACAAGCATGCGACTCATTGCGGTAAACAAGGCGGCAGGCCCGTCTATTTTCGCTTCTGGCGTGGATTTGTTCGGAAAGATATTGTCGTTTTTGTCAGGCTTGACGGTGACGTTAGACATCATCCAGTTCATAACCGGATGATTGCTGTGATGAAAACGCCCGCCATAAACCAGAGACTCCACCTCTTTCATTGACTCAGAAAAGTTTCTGACCGTTTGCGGAACCTCCACCAGCGGTACACCCTCTTCTGCCAGAGCCAGGCTAAACTGCGTTGCGCTCCAGGGGTCGAACCCGGTTTCCTTCAGGTTTTCGCCACTAATCCATTCCAGAAAATCAGCTTTAATCTGCGCATGATCGATAACATCACCATCGGTCAGTTCCAGCTTCCCAAGCTCAGCCCATTTGCGATACATCTGCGCCATTTGAGCGGAACATTTTTCCAGCCGCCCTTCGGGTAACCAGAATTTAAAGTCTGCATGCGCGTGACCGTTGTCTGCCCGCCAGAGTTTTACCGCAGCACAAATATCAATCTTGTGGGCCAGATCCACACCAGCCCACATCGGGTAGGTTTTCAGCTCATGACGGGGGGCTATAAACTCACAGTTTTCCCACTTAATCATGTCCATCCAGGCTGACTCAGCGGTCACCCAGATATTCATGTGTTTGGTGAAAAAGTTAACCCTGGCGGAAACCTGTTCTTTGGCCTTCTTAGCCAGACGGCGAAGGTCATCCCAGCGCTTACAGATACCGAGTCCGGGGTTAGCCTTTTGCCAGACCGTTTCATCAAACGGATCATCATCTTTATCCAGCGTGAAGATGATGGCAAAAAAGGTGTCATCCTTCACCGCGCCTTCCACTTCGCTGTTATAGCCACGCAGAACCTTAATGGCATAATCGCGCAGCTCGTAACAAATCCCTTCTTTGTTAAACCCGGCTGTCGTTATGCCAAACAGAAGAGACTGCAATCGTGCGCCGGTTGCAGTCTCCAGAACGTCCCAGACATCACGGGTTTTATGCGCATGAAGTTCGTCGACGATGCCACAATGGATATTGAGACCATCCAGATTATTGGCATCAGAAGAAAGCGGTTCAAACTTGGATGCTGTCTGCTCCTGGTAAATCGCCAGTTTATTGAATTCAAACAGTCGCCCCAGTGTGGGTTTCGCTTTTTTAACCATGTTTTTCGCATCTTCAAAAACGATGCGAGCCTGATCCCGCGTTGTCGCTGCGGAATAAACCTCTGCCCCGCCCTCACCATCGGCGCCAGCCATATAGAGGCCAACGCCGGAGGATAATGTCGATTTGGCGTTTTTACGGGCTACCTCGTTATATGCCGTGCGAAACCTGCGGACCATCACAGGACGTCCACTGCCATCATTACGCAGAACAATTTCGCCTGTTTCTTCATTTACCAGGGGGATAACAAAACCGAAGATGTTGATCAGAATGAAAACATGCCAGTCCATCAACTCAATCGGCTGGCCTGCCAGTGCTCCTTTAACATGAGGCACGAATTTATAAAAATTGAGGATATGCTGTGCGCGGGGCTCGCTGAAATAGATGCCACGTTCTTCACCGTGCCTCAGATCATCAAGAAATCGCTGGCAGGAAAGACGGACAAACTCACAGGCAATAACTTCCCCGGCAACGACGCGTTCGGCGTAACGTATGCCATCAGTAACTTTTGCCATCAGTCCCTCGAATTTAGAAATTGACTTAACAGATCATCATCGTCTGGTTTGTCTTTACTGACCTTAGACCTGCTGGAAGGAGTCATACCAAACTCCGCTAACATCGCGCGAAGTCGCTTCCAGGCATCAGCTTTCATCATGGCTGCCGGATGCGGCTTGATCATTCGAATTTCACGTTCTTTCCCTTCATCAGCATCATCATCGCTGTATACCGCATAGGTATAACCTTCCCGATCCAGCGTTTCACAATGATGGCGGTATTCCGTATATGCCTCTACCAGCAACTCCAGAGCCCTGGCATCCAGTTGAGATATGACGCCAATGGCATCAAGTTCTTCGGCCATCCGCTTAAACCAGTACTTCCCCTGCTTGTCGAAATGCTTGGGAACTGGGGGTACCCCTTTAGGTGGCTGCGGCTCGTTTTTGTTGATAGGCCGTTTGGATGGGTTACCCCTCACCAAACGCAGATGGGTAGGGGTTTTCGGCGGTCCAGACATAATCGAAAACTCCTATTAATCATCGGCTGGGGTACCCCAAAAAAAGTTTTCTAACCTGCGGCGATGTGAAGAAAGGTTAGGCGGCGGTCCTTAGCAGGCAGGGGCCTGAACTTTTGACCCGCCCTCCCCCGGTAGTGAGAATAGATATCATTCACCTCAAATGATTGCATTTGAAATCATTTTGCGTTTCATCAGTCGAGATGGAAGTCATCACTGAGGTTACGGCGCCGCGCGCTGCTCGCATTGTGCGGGCAGGCGCTGGAGTTATAGCCTGACTGGCCGCAGTAACCGCAGCGCAGGTTCGCACGGCGGGTTGAGCCTCCCCATGTCTTTGGGCAGTTCGCTACGGTGTGCAGCGTCGAGCCGCAGTAGGTGCAGCGTGTATAGCTCATCGGGCTCTCTCCGTTGCGGTCTTGCGCTTATGGCATGGCCAGCACAGCGATTCAAGATTGCTGTCGTCGTCTGTGCCGCCGTGAGCTTTCGGGATAACGTGGTCGACCGTTTCCGCTGGGCGTGGTCTGCTGTTGCGCAGGCACTGCTGGCAGATGTGTCGATCACGCTTAAGGATGCGGGCGCGGATGATATCCCACTTACTGCCGTAGCCACGCTCATGGCGACTCTTGCCCTGCTGATGCTGCTGCCAGCCCTCATTGCGATGCTGCTCACAGTAGCCTGATCGGTCCGTTGTCGTACCAGGACAACCGCGCTTGCGACATGCGCGAGGGATTAGTGCTGGCATCGTTCAATCCTCACGGAACCATAGAGCACCTGCCGTTTAACTTCACCGTTCTCTGTCGTCATATAACCACGCTCATCAGGAACGGCTGCGATTACTTCGCCCTTCTCATCGTCAGCAGTGAAGACATGCTTTATCTCTTTACCATCAACTAAGACGAGGTACCGCTCTTTGCGCAGGTCAATCTTTCTTCCTGGATCATCATCCAGAACTGTAAGCCTCATGTGCGTTTCCTTTTAGACGTGAGCCTGTCGCACGGTAAAACCGCCGAAAGTTAACGGTTTACCCAGGCTCACAGCTGAAAGACTTTCTTTGATGTGCGCGTGCGAAGCGCATGAAATTCCGATCCGGATACCATGTGTTTTTATCAGGATATCCAAACCTATTTGCTTGCCTTATTTTGGTCGTCACGGAAGTAAATCCGTGCAATGGAGATATGAGCAATGAGTCTAGAAAAATTATTAATCAAAGACAGGAAGTGCGGTACCTGTTCTGTTTGTTGCCATTCGTTACGAATCGAACAACCTAATCTTAAGAAACTCGCCGATGTGCCATGCCAGCACCTTAGACCACAAGGGGGATGCTCGATTTATAATGCACGCCCAGATGTATGCCGTACCTGGTATTGCGGATGGCGAATAATGGATGTTGGCCCAGAAATGAGACCCGACCGGAGTGGGGTTCTGATCCGTTTCGATGGCTCCTCATTCTGTTTTCAACCCGTAGATAAAGATCGTGTATCGTCTTTGCTCGATTCAGAGCCGCTGCGCGTTTTGGGTGCATCCATAGCCAATGGAATGAAGGTTGAAATATCAGTCCCCACGAAGGAAGGGTATTGCTCAGCCAATTTGGACGTTACTGAACTTATGTCAGAGGTCGTTAAAAGTAGAGAGTATGAAAAAATGCGGTCCGCACTGCTTGCGGCTATCCAGTTTGCGTCACATTCAAAGACAGACCCTGTAGAACCACTGGAGTGATTATTCGAGTCGGAGCCCCCTCCGACTCTTTAAAATGGTACTTCTTATAATGCTTAAATTTTTCTAGTGGTCTGACTTCCTCATTATTAATCGACACCATTAATGATTTATCAGATCGAACAGTTATTTTTTTCATTGCATGGTTTTCTCTAATTTAATGAGTCCAGCCAGCCTCTTCTGATTTGCAGTTCGCCTGCCACGCTCTGTTGTGAGCCAATATGTCCCGTTTCGTCTGTTTATCCAGCACGGCAATATCGTGCTCAGTGAGGTAGATGATGCTTACCCAGTCACATGCCGTGTCCGTTACTTCAGGTTTTGCGGGTAAATTTTTCGCGCAACTCGCGGTCAACATCGTCATCAGGAAGATGACTAACAGTTTGCTGTACATCCCTGGCTCCTTTTGTTGTTTCTACCCGGCGTTCGGCTACCGCTTCTGTAGCTGCTGCACGCTCTTCAGTGCGTTGCTGGTCCGCTTTTGTTTCGGCGATACTGGTACCGCGAGATTTACCCAGACCAAAAGCACCGGCAATTGCTGCCAGCGCGGCAACAATCAGGCCGATAATCATTTCAAGTCCCATAGTGACCTCACACCAGTGCGGCTTTAGCTTTGGCGTAACGTTCACGGCGGTCTTTAATGCCGTTCTGCCCGCCGTTAATAATCTGCGTGACGCGTTCCACATCCCCCGAATAGAGGAGACAACCGCGTAACGTGAAGTACCATGCCGCCGAACGGGCCGCGTGTCGCTCTTGCGTCAATAGTTCCGGAGTGCTCACAAGGTCAAGCTTCAGCGCTGTACCGCATTTGGTGTAGTTCTCACGACCAGTGATTTGCAGCAGGCCACGACCGCGATATTTCCAGCCATCACCCTGACTGTTATTCCCCATGCGGTCACCGTAAACCAGATTGGCTATTTGTGGCTGATGAGCGACCTGTTTACCATCAACACGACCCAGCATTTCACACTGATACGGCGTCAGGCGATTACCGAAGGTTTTCTTCAGCCCTTCAACCGAGTAGTTAAAGTTTTCTACCAGCGAGGTAAAGCCATTGGATTCATGCCCAACTTGTGCAATGAACATGGCCTGATCATTAATCGCTGTAATTCCAAAGTCTTTCATTGCCGCATCAATGTGCGGAAACCAGGGCGCAGAAAGCCCGGCGCTGATACCAGCCGCCTGCTGAAATTGTGATTGGTTCATTTATTGCCTCAGATGATCAACCAGGCGTGCCACGTTGCCTCTGACGGCGACCAGCACAGACAGGAAAATAATGTTGGCCCCGATAGTGGCCCACGATGAATAAGGGTAGATACCGCAAAGATACGCCAGCGGTACGGCGCTATAGATGACCGTAAGCAGCCACGCTAAGCGAGATATCCATGGTCGATGTTGGGAATCACCGCGACGGTAAAACATCAGGGTCAGCACTACCCCAGCGCAAAGCAGCGCGTTGATTGTTGCCGATGGGTCATTTAGTACCACCTGAACCTCCCCGGCGCGTTATCAGCGCCACCAGCGAGCCGACATCCTGGTTGTTCAGGAACGTCAGGATTTTGACAGCTAAAGCCGAAACGATTACGGCACCGATGGCATCCAGAGGCTTATCACTGTAACCAGTCCAGTCAGCCAGCTTTGAACCCACCAGCCCTGAGCAGATGATCCCGGCGATGTAGGACACGACAAAATACGCCAGCCGACGCGTTGCACTAAGGTCCGCAGCTGTTGCAATGTAAAATACAGCTCCGGCAAATGCGCCAAACACGACGCCGTAATCGGTTCCGGACAGAAATCCATAAACACTGGCACCAGTCAGGACACCACCAGCCAGCCCAGTACCGGAAATCGGATCGGACATTTAGCCCCCTCTTTATTGCTGTGAGTCCTCTCAGAAATGAGGGGAATAAAAAAGGCCGCATAAGCGACCTTCGACATTGGGTTATTGGTGTTTTTATATCCAGCGGTTCATCAATTCCGGCTGTACCTTTTGAAGCACTTCTTGCGGTGATGATGCCTCAATAATTTCTGAGAATACACATCCCCTATCATTGAGCATATGCTTAGACCTAGCCATTTTAGCGCTATCTCTATCAAGATACTCTTCTGAAACAACAAGATGCTTCTCAACTTCCAAACCTTCCTCTTTATGCTGGTAAACGTAATAAAACCCCATGGAATCTCCTTTCGTTTGGGTGTCTGTCATGAATACCACCATAAAGCAAAAAACCCCGCCAAAGCGAGGTTTAAAATCTTATAAGTACGTGTCTAAGTGACCACTCTTAACACAGTAATCTAGAAAATGCGGACCGCGTTAATGCTTTTTTGAATTTTTTGATTTATCTTATTGTTTACAGACAGTTACCGTCTACTAGCCATGTTGATTACAACAAAATAAAATCAACCTAATCAGATGGTTACGTTCACGAGACAAGGAACAAGGCTAATGAAAGAAAGTCGCAGCAAGGTCATTCAATATAAACGCGCGGTCATTCCTAACTGCACAGCAACGCTTCAGCAGATCATTGACTCAATAATTTCTGAGAATGGCACTGCTCACAAAGTCAGCACCCGCAGGGAGCAGATTAATCCTTCTGATAGTAACAGCGGCTTCAGAATGGTAAACCGAAGCAGTACATTCAAAACAGTGTTATTCGGACAACTTATTTTATTTGAGCAGGGTAAAAGCCAAACCCTTATGACAATCGCTGATGATGTCAATTATTATGACATCAACGCTATAACTTCGAAGCAAATAAAGCTAGCCGAAGATGATGCAATAAGTGAACATGACAAAGAAAAAATAACAAGAGAATTCGTTGATTCAATACTTTACTTTGGAATTCGTGACAATCACGTGATGATCGTTCAATCATCTTCCCTTAGAACTAAGGATATAGAAAACCATCTGAATTGGTTAATACATTCATTCGGCAACATCTTTAATGGTGATAATTTTCTTGTCCTTCAAGATAAGCCGACAGAGGACACCATAAGAAAAATGCACGAGTCACCTGTAAAGAAAATAAATCTTGGAAGTGTTCCAATCAAAAACGCAGATTCAAATGATGTAGTAAGTTTAAAAAACATCAGCGACCCACTTGACCTTCCTGTAAATATCAGGGAACCGTTAGAGAAGGTCAAAAAGATTAAATTTATGCCTACAGGTAAAGGCGGTGACATAATGAAAGCCGCTTTTGGTGAAGGATGGTTTAATAATTTACAACTTGAAGATTCTCTTGATGAGTCAAATTTACAAGTTAACTTAGAAATAACTTATTTCCGAAAAACAAATAAAGATGGACAGCGTGTGCTCGATACTTTGGCGACATCACTCCGGAATCTAGATGATGAAGATATCAGCATCAATCTACAAGGTGGGGGAGTTATTAAAGGAAGCGATCTGAAACTATCTGGAAAAATTAATGTCCAATATAATAATGGACTTATTGATGAAAATGACTTATATTTACAGATGCACAAATGGTTAGCTTCAAAGGTTCAAACTGGAGAAGTAAAAGTTAAAAACTAAATTTATTGGGAGGCGGAGATGAGTTTCTTTAAATTTATATTAAGATTCTTTTCCGCCTTTACTATTGGCTTTATTGTCTTTTATTTTGCTTCCAAAAAAATCGACTTAAGTGGTACTTCTGCACCATGGTCACTCATAACCTTACTGGCATTTCCTTTCAGCTATTGCATTGCAGCATTTTTCAAGGTGTCTGAAGCTGACGAAAATATATCATTATCCGATAGTGAACTTAGAAGATTACGGCCAATAATCGATATAAAAAAAAGACATCTCGCATTTTTAATTATTTTTTATCTCCTAGCTGCTTTTTCAGGGGCAATTGGTATGTTTGCCATACCAAAAGACTCAATGAGTTACTTGTATTTCATATCCTCCTGCGGTGGAGGAATTGCGGCCTCACTGTATTCTTTCTTTTTTATCAGCTCTATAAATAGCGAAATACAGCGATTCAAAAGCATTTTATTACATCGAGCTGAAAATAATAAAAAAACAAAAGAGTTTATAGATTCATTAAACAAAAAAGCGGATTAAAACCCGCTTTCTTGTCTTTCTATTAATCCATCTCTAAACTAATTTCTAGCATCGAGAGGCAGCCATCAATAAACCCCTCGGCCATCTGTATCTCGATGCGTATCAATTTCTCATCCTTCTTTCGCGCTTTAGCTATCTTCCGCTTCGAGATACCGTACATGTAGTGAGCGACAAGAAGCGAATGCTCATATGGCTTTCGGCTTTTCAGTCGTGCCAGGCAACCTTCAATGATAAGCGCATCATCATCAGTACATGACAATCTGGTTTTGCTTGTCTGCGGTAAAAGTCCCTTGAATCCTGCCGCGATCGGGGAGTAATCCACACCAGAATTATCGCTTGATGCCCAACCGCCCCAGCGCTCTAATACCATATGAATATCTCGCATGTTATCTCCACTGTTCATGCCAGTACGCCGATTGCCAGCGCACGATCTATAACCCGAAACACCAGGACCAGTTGGTCACCGTATTTCGCTTCAAATGCCACAGGATCAGCATGCAACTCGTCGTGATGCTCTCTGCACAGAGGAATCACAAACAGGTCGTGTGCCTTTGTACCCATTCCACCCTGCCCGTGGCCAATCAGGTGGTGGGGGTCGTCAGCTTGCTTGTTACAGCAGACGCACGGCTGGGCCTTAACCCATCTCGTGTATTTCTCATTCACCCAGCGGCGACGCTTGGGTTTAAGCATGAAGGATTCCGGCGTCTCCGGGTCTACCTTCATTGCCACTATCTTTTTCGCTTTCTCCTGCACCAGTTGTTGAGCGGGTAATGTCGGAACAATATCGCTTTCACGTGTTACCGACTGGTGAGTCTCTTCATTCAGACGAAGAGCTTTATGGGCTACGGCTTCAGGTATCTCGTCAGCCAGGTCGTTCCTGACCATCCACCAGCAAAACTCCGGCAGCGTCAGAATGTGGTCCTCACTGAAACCTAATTGGCCGTTTACAACCTTCAGTATCCAGGATACCAGGTTTTCACGTGCTATACCCGCCAGACCTTCAGTGAACTGATCACGAATTTTTAAGTCACAGCCCCAGCACGTGCGGATTGAGCCAGGCGCATGCCGGGTGATGGTGTAGTTGCGGTCGTGCCACTCGCTGTGTGGGTACTGACATTCCAGTTTTCTTTCGAGCCAGGCATCCAGTGAATTGAGTCCACCAGCACAATGTATGACCTTCTGATTTTCGAAGACATCACGCATTAACGGATCGTTATGAAGCTCCTGAGTTGTCTCAGCCAGCAGACCAGATGGTAACTCAGCCATTGACTCTGCCTGTGGCTCGATAAGAACACGCCCATGTCTGAACAGATGCATCAGTTCACTGCCTGGGCGAAATATCACTACCCCGGTCATCGGTGCAACTTCAGGTGTAAGTAGAGCTCTCACTGTTACCTCAGGCTACGATGTCGATTATTTTTAGTAGTTCACTAAACTTAGATTCGAAGAAATGTGGCTGTGTTTCTCTTGGGTTGGCTGGACTGGTGATGTTCTTCCCGTACATGCAACCTTTCGCAGTTAGCGACCAGAACTTTTTAACACCATTGACACCGGTGCGACTGTGGCGCTCTTTTTGCTCAACAATGCCAAGCCTGGACATCATGTGATAAACCTGATTCGCTGTGATGCGGATATTTTTTGCTTTGAGGAGAGCACTTAGTGACTGTGTCGGGCGACTGGAACCGTCCAGGGCTCCTGCGGGAGCATCAATAGCATAATGCGGCATTAGATCCGGTAAACCTGCTACCTGCTGGAGCTTTTGATAAGCGCCAAGTTTGGATGAGTTCGAAAGATTGAGCAGTTTTGCAGCAGATTCAAGCAAGATTACCCCAGCCTGAACACGATCGGATGCACCTGCAGATTTTCCTGATGTTTGAATGGCATCAAACGTCCTGATCACTTTCAGATTGAATGCTGCGCTAATCCACATTGCGTATGAGTAAACTAATTCACGGCAAACATATGTACCCTGCAATTTTCCGCCTCTAATAACACTTACTGGCTCAGGTACATCCGAGTTGCAAATTTGCAACTCGGTTATTAATTGCTCCGTTTGTTCATTTCGAAGCCAGAAAGCTGGCTTATGTTTATCAAGTCCACCTGCTGCTCGGTGAAGATCATTGAGGCTATAACGACCAACAACGTCACGACTTACGGATACACCATCAATTACCATCAACTGATTCATAACCTTCTCCACTTATTGAAATGCGAAGCGGACTGCACCCCACTACGCCGGTTTTCGTATTTTACAGACTTCGAAATGTGCTTGCATTGTCACCTGTATGTTTGAACAGTTATTTATAGTGACTAATATTGATTTCTACTCTTCCGGGCTTTGCTACCGGCCCCCACTCGATAGCCATCCGTTTAACCTGACTGTCGTCTTCCCAGACTCTGGCATTCGTCAGTGCGTCGAACAGCGCTTTGTTGTAGTTGTCCAGATCCCGCCGTCTGTTATCTGGCGGGAAAAGAACTATGTTTACCTCAACGTTGACGTTAACTGGTTTCGGTATGCCGCCGTACTGCTGCACAACAGAGGCATAAACGTTCTTTTTGAACTTCCTCCCCATCTCACTAATCAGATGTTTACCCTTTAACGCTCCACGGTCAGGGGACCGGTAATAGGTGTTAACTGTTGGCGGGAATGGCAACGTTAATTTCATTGCTGAACACTCCTCGCTTCCAGCCATAACAAGGCGCGTTCTCTTGAATCACTATCACCGTTAATGAGTGACTTGATGATCGATATCGCGTCTGCCTCATCATTTCCTGAAATAACGGTGATCCCTCTGGAAAATCCAGGCGCAACTGAGATATATCCCTTCTTCGCTATGGCCTTCACATGTTCCGCTGCCGCATTTGGTGATGAGCAACCAATTAGCCCTGCCAGTTCACATATCGTTGGAGGGAATCCAAACCTGCGCTGATAGTTCACGATTGAACCAAGTACTTCACTTTGTCTCACGGTAAGTTTGTTCACTTCAGCGCTCCTTAATCCGCTTGTTCAGAATCCCGACTTCGAGATACAAATGTGATGGCGTAAAGCCAAGTTGCTTAACCATCCCCATGGCACTGTTAAAAATTGGTCTGGCTATTTCGTCACAATTCATACCAGGGTTAGCCTTGCGTTTAGCGCTTATTTCCTCGTTGCATCTTCTGGCGATGTTACGAAGCGCGTTACGTGCTTCAACGTCCTGCATAAACCACCTCCAGCAGCGGAGCAGGTTTAGCAACGTAACCAGGGAACATGATTACATCAGGGTTTTCTGCCTGATTTCCCCAGTGATGCCAGCCGAGAACAGCGCAGCGGCTGAACAACTCAATGCGTGACACATCGCCGTATAATTGCTCCAGACGGTAACGCGCTTCTGCTGGCTTCTGGCTGTGTTCGCCGAGTGGGCTGTAGATAACCTGCTTCACGCCTGCGTTTAACCGTTCCAGCCCTTTACCACGGGTGGCGATGAGAAGATCCTCTGTATTGGCGCGGGTATAGTTACCACCGTTCATTCGGGTCTGAGCGTTCAACAGGTCGAGGAAGTCGTAAAAGTCCTCTACTCCACCAGCCTGAAGCGCTTTATTGATATGCTGTTCTGCCAGTGCGTTAAGCTTCACCCAGGTGAATCCCTTCATGGTCCGAACCTTAAAACCCCATGCCTCAGCAAGTTCGATCGCTTCACGGGTATGTGTACCGGTGAACCACATGGCCAGAACGGAATCTTCCGCAGCCAGCTCCCAGACGGGCAGACGTTTTATGTCGATGAGTTTCATCGTGCCGTAATGGTTTTCCGCTGCGCCATTGCTGATAGTGTTCCCGTATTCCCATGGTGGATCAGCGTAAATCAGTGAATAGTTCATTAACGGCCTCCCGAAAATCGACCAGCCAGATAGCATCCGTCTTCGGCAATAACTGCTGGTTTAGCCAGGCCAAGACAGCGCTGACGTTCTGTCAGTATTGCTGCTCGCTCTGATTCAATGGCTGATGCACTGAACGCCTCCATGTAAATCGTCGCGGCACGGTGAAAAAGACCTTTCGACTCTAGGCCTTTCGCCGTTTCCATCAGGGTGGTGACTTCAGGAGTTGGTTCAAACACCTCGAAGTGGCAATCTGCTGGCGGTTCCGCGTAGTAACGGAATTGACGGCCATCACGTTTACGTGTTGCCAGTTCTGAACCATAAAGTCGGCAAACAGTGAGTTGAAGTTGGTCCTGGCTGTATTGGGTCAGACCTTCGATGATGTCCCTGGTCGTGGAGCCGGGGTTCATGGCAATAAACATCTGTACCGTTTTCAGAATGCTCATCATTACCCCCTGAATCCTTCAGGAATGCGTGTATCGCACTCGTATTTGGATTTAAACATTGGGTCCTCTCGAACCTCATGTTTGCTCGCTGACGCTGATAACTTCAGAGACAACTCATCCCATTTTTCACGCAGTTTCGAAGGACTAAGAATATTTTTGCACCAGAAAGGATCACGATTAACACGACCGTACAGTTCGCAGATCTGGCGGTGATTGCGATTATCTTGAGTGCACATCAGACGAACCTCGTTAGCCCAGGAAACCCAGTTAGGCTCTTTAGGGCGAACAAGTTCACCGTCAGACTCAGCGGCTTGCTCGTAAAGTCGGATAATCTTTCCCCAGATCCATTCTGCGCAGGTTAAATCTTCCTGAGTTCCCCATTGACGTTTTGCCGCACTGAAAACCACCGCTGTGGGATGACGAGACAGAAAATCATTTGGATTAACCAAAGCGTCCGGTTGCGAAGCTTCCGGACAAGAAGGGGTTTTATTCTCTGTAGTACTCTCTGTTGTATTCTCTGTAGGATCATCAGTGCATTTTGACCTGATGACATCGGTTCGTTTTGACCTGATGGAGCGTGTCACTTTGACTTCTTCCATCGTGTCATTTTGACCTGATGGAACAGCGCATTTTGACCTCTTCGATTCGGTCACTTTGACTTCATCTAAAAGCTCGCTTTCATAGTTGATTGTGTAGAAGTTTGTCATGTCGCGTTGAGACTTGTTCAGTTGCTCAATTTTGAGCACACCGAGTGTCTTCAGGCGGGTGAAGGTGCGCTTCAGGGTCGACTCAGACCAGAACGGGAACTGCTCCAGCCACTGTTCTGTCGTGTTGTAAATCCAGCGAACACCATCACTTTCCATGCCTGATTTGGTTTCTTGCAGCCAGTAATTAATCTGCTGCAAAGCAATCGCCTCATTCAGGCCAATGCTGTATGCAAGGTCAGGATTTATTACTATTGGCCGGGATGTCATTAACAGGCTCATTCGGACCCTCTATTTCCCTGAATTTACGCTGAAACTGTTCGAGAGGACTGAAGCACTCATGCTCGTATCCGTCGCGCAGGTATATAACCCGTTGAGTTTCTGGCTCCCACCGGATAACCCTGACTGGGACGCCGTAGCTGTCTTTAAACCGTCTGTTGAGTGCTCGCATTCGACCTTCTCCGCCTGGCCGTTGAAATCACCTACAACCCAATCGGCAAACTGGTAGCAGACAGGCTCAAAGCATCCGGATACCATTACCCCATACACGAACTGCGCCGGACCTTTTCCACCCGGCATAGGTCGAGCAATTAGTTGCGACCTGCGGTACTGTGTTGTTACACTGTTCATGCGTTAGTTTCTCCACTGAATACGACACGCCACGACGCCAGGAGCTGCACACTCGCTGGCGTCACTTCTTTTGACGGCGGCTGAATAAGGCCACAATCGCGCGGATTTCTTCTTCACGCGCTGCCAGATGACGGCGGTGATGTTCCTGAATCTCTTCGGCTTCATGCTTTTCAATCACTCCATCTTCAAGCGCTTTCTGGATAATCTGATCAACCTGCCCTCTTGCAGCTGCTGTACGCATTGCACGGCTGAACAAGTCAACACGGTCAAGATCTTCCAGGCTTGGTACGTCCACCAGCAGTGCGCCGCGACGCTTAGCAAAGTAGTCAGCAACAAATGACGTATTGGAAATGTCCTCCATCGCTTCCAGCTCAGTGACTTCAAAGAACCGGCATCCGTTTTTCTCGTACAGGTTGTTGTTGAACTGGGTTTCTGACATGCCCAACGCACCAGCCATAGCCTGGCGGCCTCCTGGGTACGCCTTACACATCGCTTTCACTACTTCCTTCAGGGTTTGCTCTACCATCTTGTTTTTCCTTTGGTAGTTATGTTTAAGCTGCTGTGTCTGTAGACTTTTGGTAAAGGCTGGCATCGTATTTAAGCTTGCCTTTAGTGATACGTTCGATAACAAAAGCTTGCTTCTGAGGGATCACATCACCCCATCTGCACACTGCAGGATGGGAAATTCCCAAAACACTCGCGGTTTTTGATACCCCTCCGAAGTGTTCTATGACGTCAGTTTTAAGCATGGTTCCTCCTGGTTAACTCACGCCTTAAAGGTAACAAAAGGTACATTAAATAGCAAACAACAGTTACAAGGAATCAATGTAACATTGGTTACATGAAAACAGAGATGAAAGACCGAATAAGATCCCGGCGAGTCCAGCTCGATATAACTCAGCAGACCCTGGCTAAACGCCTTGGGGTGAGTAGAGTATCCGTTACCAAATGGGAGAACGGTACAACTAAGCCTGACGGAGAAAACCTTCACCAACTAGCGATGGCTTTACAGACCACTCCTGAATGGATTCTTTACGGCAAGGGTGATGAGACTCAAGATGACACCAAAGTTATCCCATACCTGAAGCCACCTACCGCCGTTCCTATTATCTCTGCTGTTCAGGCCGGGGTATGGACTGATACCTATGCATGCTCAAGGCTTACTGATGTGATTTCATGGACTCAAACCACAGCAAACGTTTCTGATGAAGTTTTCGGATTGGTGGTTCGTGGTGAGTCAATGACTAACCCACATGGACTTCCATCAATTCCTGAGGGCTCAATCGTTATTGTTGAGCCACATTACGGACAACTTGATGACCTGTATGGGAAAATTGTCGTAGCAATACTTGATGGTTCAGCAGAAGCGACTGTGAAGAAACTTGTTTGGGATAGCCCTTACTCATATCTCATGCCGCTTAATCCCGCCTTTAAGCCGATCCCCATTGATGGCAATTGCCGCATTGTAGGCAAAGTTGTTCAGATAACGCAGAACATCTAAATAACTCATTTCTAATGCCAGATATCATTCTGGCATTTTTTTCGCCTTCAAGGTAACAAAAAGTACATTAACTTACTTGACCGCCATGGTAACTAAAGGTACATTTAAAACACACCAGACGAACCCATAGTTACATTCATCTGGTGATGCCTCGGTATCCTGTAATGGCTGTCACTTACCACACTTTGTGGCAGCCATCTTTTTAGGGAGCATAAGGCGGTCACGGTAAGCATCTCGCGGGGTTCTTACCGGGACTGGAAGAGTTACCACTTGGAGACGGTCCTTTTAAATGTCCTGGACAGTGGCGCTTCGGCAGCGATATCCGCCGCGACAAGATTATGCAAACGGGAAAGGTCGTTAAAACTCGTTAGGCCGATGAGTTCAAATGGCAATAAAGAACTGACAGCCGGGAAAGACCGGCACACAACGATGAGAGCATTATCTGTGAATAAGCACATCGACCCGCAACGCGGACGTGATGCCCAACCGATAGCTGTTTAGAAGCATCATTTAGTGCTCTCTTCAATGTGTCTTAGCTGCTCGGCTGGCAACCTACTGCCATTAACACAGCTTTCCCTGCATGAGAGGCTAACTGCAGGGCGCGGACTCGACGCGTAGTACAGGTGTAACCCGCAACACGAAGTTCGAGTGACGTCCGTCTGGTAAGTGGCTACGGCCTGCAACTGGATGAAACGCCAAGGGTGACAGCCGGAGAGACGGAGGTATGTCCACTCCCTGAAGCTGGAACGGTGACTACTACTGATTATGTAGAGTCTTAGCCAATGAGCCATATCAAGCAAGCTGACAGTCGGAAATGAGCGACGGACGCGGGGAAAGAACCGTGACAGGAGGGAAGTAGACACCGCGAACACAACAGGTAAGAGCATTTGTATGTTGGCTGTGATTGTTAAGTCTGTCGCAACGCCAAGATTGAAAAGAATGCAGTGCTCTTACCGTTGTGGCATTAGCTCAGCTGGATAGAGCAACGGCCTTCTAAGCCGTGGGTCGCAGGTTCGAACCCTGCATGCTGCACCAGAATCACGTTGCCAGCGTGGTACTAGGAAGTAAGAAAGCTGTGTGGAGTCTTGGCGGTACCAGTACCAACCTTTGAAGTCCCTGGTACCGCCCTTTTTACTCAACTGAAAGCGCGTTCTGTCCCTTGTCATTAAGTGCCAGTTCGTTAAATCCAAAACCAGCGGAACGCGCTTTCAATTGAGTGGAGAACTAAGCACCGGCATTGCAGTACCGGTTATGGCGATCAGCCTCAAGCATCCACTGGGTGCTTGGTGATGGTAATAACGCCATCTCAACCTTACAGGAGACGTTGAGACTGTTCTGGTTGAATTGGAGAAATATTCTTAGCCCGCTTCGCGGCGGGCACTTTTTCTGGAGGTTGTATGTCTGCAAATGATCTGGCGGTTAAGTACGGTACTTACCAGCCCGAAAATTTACTGATTATTCTCCCACTGGACGAGGCATCAGACATCATTCGCGAGCGTCTTCGCGCCGAAGTAAGGCGTGAGTTGGAATCTGAATATGAAGATCGTATTTCAGACGCCGAAGAAGATGCTTCCGAATGGGAATCAAAATCTGATAGTTACGAATGTGATGCTACCTGCTTCGCCAGAGCAGTTGAAAAGGCTTTACTGGCACCATCATTCGAAGAGGCAAAAATTATTCTCGAACGAGTTCGATCGGATAACAGGGAATATTTTTAACTAATCATTAATTCAACGAATTAGGCAGCATCCATAGTGCCGGGATTCGTTCAATCAAAATTCAGCGCCGTGCAGGGCGCATATAACACGGAGAAACTAACCATGACGACCACACAGAACGTCACTGAGTTACAACCACGTATGACCAGAGAGCAACTGATCGATGCAGCCCGTAAAGCGGCCCCTCTCCTTCCGGTTGCTTACCGCGTGATAATGACCGAACTGGCTAACCGCCTTGATATCGTCAGCGTTGCGCTGTGCGAGTCAATGGAACAGCGTAAATCACTGGCCATCGAGAACACCGTTTTACGCGATGACGTTGTCTGCTGGGCCAAAGAGTGCGACCGCATCGTTGAACGTCATACCAAATCGCCGACCAATATGCACATGCTGGAGGCGCAGAGAGAATTACGCGAGTTAACTCCAGTAACCGATCAGGTTATTCGCGATATTGAAGCCACTGGCGTGGAAAAGTACGCAAACGCCACTCTTGCCATAGGGAAAGAAGAGCAAGAAGAAAGCATTGTTTACGCAGGAAATCAGGCTCTGTTGTTTGCTAACCAACTTCGTGAAGGTACTGCGTAATGGCTGCTAACTCATTCAAACAGATGTCCCGTGACGGGACCATCAAGCGCACCGATACCGGGATGTTTATCAGCCTTGAACATATCCACGTGCGTGAAGGTTTCAACAAGCGTGAAGACGACGAACGCACCCGCCAGGCAGATGACGACCTGTTTAACTATCTGATGAACGGTGGCACCGTCCCTCCACTGGAAGTTATCGCACGTGATGAAGGTGGTGTGTGGGTTGTTGAAGGTCACCGCCGTCGCCGTTGCTATGCGCGTTGTGCTGAAGCAGGTAAGCCAGTAGACCGCATTCATATCATGCCGTTCAACGGTAACGATGTGCAGCGACTGGCTCGCATCATGACCAGTAATAACCAACTTCCCCTTTCCGATATTGAACAGGCTGCTGTTATTCAGGAGCTTCATAACGCTTTCAACCAGACCACCAGCGAGATTGCAAAGCTGGTTAACAAATCTGTGCCGACTGTTGAAAAACTTCTGCTTCTAAGCACTGCTAACCACGACGTTCAGAATGAAGTTAAATCCGGGGCCGTGTCCGTAGATGTGGCAGTTGACCGCGTAAAAGAGTTCGGCGAAAAGGCCGGGGAGGTTCTCCAGAAGGATAAAGCTTCTGCTGCTGCCAAAGGCAAGAAAAAAGTCACCCGAAGCGTTATAGCGCCCGAAATTAGCATTAAGAAAGCGCGTCGCCTTGTAGAGCTGATCAGCGTGGTGGGTATAAGCGACACAGGTGTTATCGCTCTCGAAGGATTGGTACATGCAGAAGTCGTGGAAATTATCGACGAGCACAAAGCTATCGCCGCTCTGCGTCATGGAGAAACATCATGATTACCGAAAAAAATAATGTTTTTTATTGCGACTGCGGTTTTTCATGGCGGCGCGGTATGAGCGGTTCACATAATTGTGAGGATGGATTACGGGCAAAACTCACAGACATGGCAGTACAGCTCGCTAACGCCGAGAGCAAGTGCAGGGAGCTGGCGGCGGAGAGTGTAACCGTGAAAGAGTGCGCATCAGATGTTATGAGGCACGTATATCGTAGTAAGACCTATCTTGACAGCAGTCGCGTTGTGGATGCCATTCAAGGTCTTCAATGCGCCATTGAGCGCAAAGCTGGAAAAGCCCCAGCCACCGACGCTTTCCTGGCTGAAGTGCGGGCCAGCGAACTTGATAGCTTAGCTGGCGTGGCTAAAACAATGTTGGTCAAGTTCTCCAACCAGAGGTGCTCATCAGATATGCATGAGGTTGTTGGCTGGAAGATGGTTCTCCAGCAGGCCAGTAATCGCGCCACCCAACTTCGCAAAGGAGCCGCGCTATGAGCAAGCCAACCGATGAGGAAATCATCCAGGTGCTTCGTGACCATGGCAATTGCATGACCTATGTGGTCACTCACTGGTTACGCGATAAATACAAGGGAACCAAGACAGCGTATGTACTGCGCCGCCTGAAAAAGCTTGAGGCCCTCGGTGCAGTGAAGCGAGTGAAAACCAGTTATGCGGTTCAAATCTGCTGGGAGACAGCCCAATGACAGCACTCAACAAACAGGCGCTGAACTATGACCCCGCTGACCCTGACAAGATGCGGCTACCTGCTGGCGCTACGTGCGGTAACTGCCATCACATCCGGCGCTGTAAAGCCATGTTCGGCCACACAGAATCTGACACATATTGCGATTGGTCACCATCGCGATTTATCGATGGCATTGGCGTGAAGGGGGAGTGAGATGGCTGACAAATCACCTTTAGAGCGTTTGCAGTCTGCAAACAAAGAGAATCAGAGAATGGTCATGGTGAGCGTCGGAACGCTCAAAGCAGCGCGAAGTGAAATTATGGCCCACGTCTCCGTAAACGGGAAAGGAGTGATGACAGATATCGTTCTTAATCAAATTAACGCAGTTATCGGGAAGGACTAACTCATGACAACTAACAACCACCCAGCGAACGGTCCTGTATCACTCGATCGCCTGCACCAGATAAGCGAAATACTCAGCAAAGCATCAGCTCAAAGTGATGGCGGTAATCTCGGCTACGCAATGGCTGATGCTGTGAAGGTGATTGATGGGGCTATTGCGGCGTTTGATGCTGAGCCTATGGCGTGGCGATGGTTCCACCTAAATCAATGGCATGTTACCAATGATGAGGAGCGAGCAAGGGATTTGGCTTGGGATGGCGTCAAAGTGATACCACTCTACACTGCCCCGCCAGCGCAGGTAGTGCCGGAGAATTACGTAACAGCAGAACACCGTCGCGTTATTGAAATGCTGCTCAATGTTTGCGGGGCCGCATTCGAACTCGCAGATGATAGCTGTCAGCAAGAGGTTGATGGCGAAGAGTGCCACGTTGTTCCAGACGACGCATTTCAGAAGCTAAGTGATGCGCTGGACGAAATCGAAAACACTCTCCCGACAGAAGATGTCGACAGGCCAGACGTATTTCTTGCCTGGTCGGCAATGCCAAGGGCAGCGCTGAAATCTATTCTCCAGGCTGGCAACTCTCCGGTAACTCCGGATGGTTGGTGCAGAACTTGCCGACCGGTGACGATGAGTGACATGCGATTTGTCGTTTGCCCTGAATGCGGAAACAAACGCTGCCCTCATGCCAATGACCACAGGAATGCATGCACAGGCAGTAACGAGCCTGGACAGGTTAGTAGCGCATATCCAGCAGCACCGCAGCAGGAGAATATTTAACGTGAACAATTTAATGATCGACCTTGAATCCATGGGCAAAAAACCGAATGCCCCTATCGTCTCCATTGGTGCCGTGTTCTTCGATCCGCAAAGCGGTGAACTGGGTCAGGAGTTTTACACCGCCGTTAACCTTGAAAGTGCTATGGAACAGGGAGCAGTGCCGGATGGTGACACTATTCTGTGGTGGTTAAGACAAAGCCCAGAAGCACGATCAGCAATCTGTGTTGATGATTCTCTGCCAATATCGTCTGCCCTATCTGAACTGAGCCATTTCATTAATCGGCATTCTGATAACCCAAAATATTTAAAAGTTTGGGGCAATGGAGCTACTTTCGACAACGTTATATTGCGCGGCGCATATGAGCGCGCCGGCCAGGTTTGTCCGTGGCAATTTTGGAACGATCACGACGTCAGAACCATCGTCACATTAGGCAGAGTTGTGGGTTTCGATCCAAAGCGAGATATGCCATTCGATGGGGTTGCACATAACGCACTGGCCGATGCGCGACATCAGGCAAAATACGTGTCCGCGATCTGGAATAAGTTGATTCCGGCCACCAGCAGCGATCTGTAATTCCCCTGGGTGCAGCCAGGGTAATGGATAAATAACCATGAGCAATATTCTCCAGTTAGCCCCCAACGAGTGGGTCTGTGAAAGCGTTCTTATCGCGGTTACCGGGCTCAAACCCGGTACCATCCTCCGAGCCAGAAAAGAATGCTGGATGGTTGGGAGGGAGTATATCCACGTATCGCCTGACGGGAATCCTAAACCTTCCAGTGAGTGCATGTATAACAGAAAGGCTGTAGATGCCTGGGTCGCTTCAATGAAAAGCAAGCAGCCAGGGTGATTTGATGCCATGAAAAAGGTAAGCTCGTATCGCTCTTGGGCGTCTGGAGGTAACACCAATGGATAAAGTCACATATCCAACAGGCGTCGAAAACCACGGTGGCACTTTACGCATCTGGTTTAATTTTAAAGGTAAGCGTGTCAGGGAAAGTCTCGGTGTCCCTGACACCGCTAAGAACAGGAAGATAGCCGGGGAACTGCGGACATCAGTATGTTTTGCCATCCGCACAGGAACATTTGATTATGCAACCCAGTTTCCTGACTCCCCTAACCTCAAGGCTTTTGGTGTAAGTAAAAAAGACATTACAGTGAAAGAACTTGAAGAAAAATGGCTGGATCTGAAACGGATGGAAATCTGCGCGAACGCATTCAATCGCTATGAGTCTGTCGCAAGGAATATGGTGCCGAGGATCGGAGGTAATCGCCTGGCGTCAGCAGTAACCAAAGAGGAATTGCTGTATCTCAGGAAAGATTTGCTAACTGGTTACCAGAATCCGACGAAGAACAAATCCCCGGCAAAAGGGCGAAGCGTTGTTACTGTGAACTATTACATGACGACAATGGCCGGAATGTTTCAGTTTGCTGCGGATCACGGTTACTTAGAGGTGAACCCATTCGAGGGAATTAAGCCTCTGAAAAAAGCCAGGGCAGAACCAGATCCTCTTTCTCGTGATGAATTTATTCGCCTGATAGATGCGTGCCGGCATCAGCAGACGAAAAACCTGTGGTCATTAGCAGTGTACACAGGAATGCGTCACGGGGAACTGGTCTCCCTGGCCTGGGAAGATATCGACCTGAAGGCGGGAACAATTACCGTCAGGCGTAATTATACGAAACTTGGTGAGTTCACTCTACCGAAAACCGAGGCAAGCACAGATCGAGTGGTGCATCTTATCCAGCCCGCAATCAGTATCCTGAAAAATCAGGCTGAAATGACAAGGCTGGGCAGGCAACATCACATTGAAGTTCAGTTACGTGAGTATGGCCGTGTGGTGAACCATGAGTGTACATTCGTCTTTAACCCGCATGTGGTAAGACGCAGTAAGCAGGTCGGATTTATCTACCGGGTCGATTCTGTAGGCGACTCATGGGAAGCGGCACTAAAGCGCGCAGGAATCAGACACAGAAAGGCGTACCAGTCACGACATACCTATGCGTGCTGGTCATTATCTGCTGGTGCAAACCCGAGTTTTATTGCCAGTCAGATGGGGCATGCGAGCGCCCAGATGGTGTTCAATGTGTATGGGGCATGGATGGCTGACAGCAGCGCAGAGCAGATCGGAATGCTGAATCAGAAGCTGGCAGATTTTGCCCCATTGATGCCCCATAGCCACGAGAACAGTGCGGGAGGATTATTAAAATCAGTAAGTTAA